CCCGCTGAGGTTGCCGCATCCCCTCTGCCTAAATATCTATTTAGTACTCCGGGAGCGTTAGCTCTTGATGCCACAGCTATTTGAAATTCGGATGCCGCTTTTTTATTTGCATCTATTCCGTCTCTTATAGCCTCCAGTTGAACTATGAAAGGTTTCATATCAGTGTTGGCTATGTTGTTAATCCTTTTTAGAAGACCATCTTCTTCCCCACCAATTACCGCGGCGGCCCTATCACCGGCATCTGCCATACCTTCGAACTCTTTGGCTATTTTTATTGCTCCAAAAATATCTCCACCGGACAATGCATCTTTTAACTTTTGTTCCCCGTCCCTAATGGCATTAAGAGAGCTGTTATATGTCCCTGCAGCTGTAGTGAGTTTCTCGAGTGTTTGTATATCTTCATCCCTGAAAGCCTCATCTAAGGTTTTTCCAATTTGTCCTCCAAACTTAGTAAAGTCTATGTCGCTGAAAAACTCCTCAAACGCTTCTTTTGTTTCAATCTCTTTTCCCGCCGCTCTAATTGCATCTGCCAGAGGAAGGCTGGTAAGAGCTGTAGCGATTGCTTCTGTTCGCGGGCCTCCTGTTTTTGTACCTAGGCCCGTAGTGGTGTCAGTCATGGCTTTGATGTCCTGAGCCATAGCTTCGAACTGCTGCCTAATTTGGTTGATCCTGTCAAGGCGTTTTTCCTCAGCATCCTTTGCGCGCTGCGCAGCCCTATCTTCTGCTCTATTTTTAGCTTCTGTTTTCGCTAGGCTCTCGTCGGTAATGCCTAAAGCAGCCATGGCTGTATCTTCCCAGCTGTTTAAAGTATCACCAAAGTCATCAGCGAATGTAAAAGGTTCAATAACATTCTCACCCTTTTTTGTTCCGAATATTCTTCTGGCAACGGCGTTATCAAGTAGCGAGTTTATAGCACCAACAAAAACATTAAGTACACTCTGAATTATATTTGCCAAACCCTCAGCCCACTTCTTAAAGGCATTAAGAACAGTAACTGGCTTCCTGGCCAACTCGTCTATGGCTTTTACTATAGTAGCTATTATAGTTACCCATATGAAAGCGCCTCTCGCGACTTTTCCAATTCTATCCATGTTGTTAGCAGTAACCTTGGCTGCGCGACCCACAGCAACTACGGCGCTTCTCACACCTCTAAGGGTTTTACTAGTTAGCTTTAAGGCTCCCACTACAGTCTTTGCATACATCTTTCGTATCTTTGTTCCCGTGGAAAGAGTCTTTTTACCCATCAAGTCTACTTCTTTGCGCAGTTTTTTCACTGCTTTTAGGGACATTCCTGCAAATGCTTTTGAAGAGGTTTCTCCTGTTTCTTCAATCTCTGCCTGTACTCTTTTTAAGTCTTTTTTCAACCTGCCCAAGGCTTGTGGAGTAACATCCTTACCTAAAGCGATGGCTCCAAGAGTTTTACTTCCCGCTCCTTGTTGTACTGCTGCTTTAGCAGACTTCTGAGCGGCAGCCTTAGAGGTTTCTAAATTTTGTTGTAGTTTTTTCTCTGCCTCCTCTATCTGAGTCAGAACAGTTTCCATGCTACTGGAAATTCTACTAGACACTCCTTCTGAAACACTAGAAACACCCTTGCCTACAATATCTTTGACTTTATTAAAAGGTGCTGTTATAACTGGAGCTATAAACTTACCTACAGTACCTAGAGCACCTTTCAGCATTGGACCAAGCCCTGCAATATTTGCAAAAATTATAGCGCCTATTGTTGCAAAAGCAGCTATAGCAGCATCTGCATTAGTATTTAAGAATCTTACAAAGTTTTCAACAACAGGCAAAAGTTTCTCTTCTATATTTTGCCTTATATCTTCAAAAGTTTTTCCTAATTGAACGAAAGGGTTGGCCGCTACTGCTTGATCGCCGAAAGTGTCGTTCAGCTGCCTCATGGTTTCTAAGTATACAGCCTGGCTTCTTTGCGATGTAGTCAGCTGGTCACGGCTTAATCCTAATGCGTCTGCGTATCTCTTGGTGGCATCCTCCAGTCTAAGAGTAATACCAAGTTCGTCCAAAAGTTCTGGTTCTGCTTTTGATACACCTTTAAGAAGACGGTCAAAAGTATCTTGGTAGTTTCTTCCGAGTGCTGCAGACGCCTTTGCAGCGCCTTCCGTCAAAGCTGTAAGTTGAGAAGTAGAGAACCCCTTTGCAGCACCAATAGCAGCTGCTTGGGCTGCCTCTCTAAAGCCTAACATCCCTTGGGAAGCCTCCCTTAGAGAATTAGTAACAGTTCTCATTGCCAAGCCTGAAGAAGCTGCAAAGTTTTCTTGACTTTTACGAAGAAGAGCCACATCAGAGGCTCTCTTTAGAAAATCAAACGCTGCGGAAAGAGCAAATATTTGAGCAGCAAAAGCGGCATAAGCGGGAACAATTCCTCCGCTAATCCCCTGAGCCATTTTAGAAAAGTTTTTAGTTCCGTTGCTAGAAGTCTGCGCTAACCCTTTGGTGTTTCGTTCTGCGTTTCGAGCAGACCCTCCCATTTTCTCTAGTTCAATGCCTAACTTTTTAGCATTGACGGAGACTCGTTCAGTAGTGCCCTTATCGTCGATAACAACATCTATAAAAACTTTTTTCTTAGCCATTATCCTCTTACGTTATGGGTGTACTTAGGACCACCGCTGGCAGAGGTTTTCTTTCGTTCCTCTGCTTTTCTTTTTCTCTCAGCTTCTTCTGCTCTAGCATTTACAACTAACATTTCGTACGTTTTCATAAAATAAACGACAGTTTTTTGGTCGTCTACCTCATATAAGTCTAGGAAGAATTGAGTGGAACTCCAATCCTTACCCAAATACGTCCCCGACATTCCCTCGTACCTATCTGGAAGATAATCGAGTATAAAAAATGCCACTTGTACTTCCGCGGGAAACGCGGTAGTCTCTAGTGGCATTCTACTGGGGTCTGGTTCTTCCCCTAATTGTTCGCAGATCAATAGATACTTTTCAAAGTCTATTGACGAATTTGCTTCACTTACTTTCCTATCAAGTAACTTTCTTATCTCAGCTACTTGTTTCCAGTAAAATTTTCTAGGTTGCCCACCTCCTCCGTAACCCAAGAATCAAAACCTGAAGCGTTCTTCATAAGAAGCTCAGCGTTTTCTTGAGTATAAGGAAGTGTGTCCTCTGGGTCTAAATCTGAAGTATCTACCAGTAGAAGCTCTTCTAGGTAACGAAACTTCAGTCCTTCCCATCCCGCGATAACTCCTTTGCAATACTCCCTCAGAAACTTATCCTCATCAAGGTCTTCTTCAGGTTGATGAGTCTTTTTATTAAACTTAGTAGTAAGACATCTATTACGAAGTTTTAGCATCTCTTCTCTAGCTAAATAAGTTAATTTTACAGACATTCCATCATATCCGGGAAAATCAATGGAAACTGTCTTACTAGGAGTCATTAGATTCGCTAGAGAAACTGGATTATCGGCCATTTTGTGTCCTTGTAGTTGCAGCAATTTATTATCGACCATATGCTATATTATATGTGAGAGGAGAAGAAAAGTCAAGAGTTATTTTTTGGAGGTGAAAAGTAAAAAGGGGCCGAAGCCCCTTTTTGTAAAACTACTATCCCTTAGTATACGTCTACAGGGAAGTAGGTAAGTGCAGTTATCTCGTCTGCAGTTCCGAAGTCTGTCGGAAGTGCCGTGAACTCCATCTCAAGAGAAATAACATCCTCAATTGAGTGAGTAGGCACAGCGATGTGAGCAGTAGGAAACTCAATCTTCAATGCAGGGTCGGTAGTATTGCCAGTAGCAGTGGTACCACCAACGTGCATAGTTACCTTGAACTTATTCACAACTTTTGACATAGCACCGGTACCAACAAGGTCATTAAAGAACTGTCGGGAAGTACCGCTTGAAGTGTCTGCATCCTCCAAAGTAAGGTAACAAGTAGCTGAACCAGTAGAAGTACGAGATCCTGTTACGTGTTCAATAGGCTTGTTAATTGCTCCCAATTCTTCCGGTACAAGGTAAGTAATATTATTACCTACAGTAAAGTTACCGCCGGTAAGAGTAAGTGAGTACTTACCATTAGCCACTCGTCCAGCAATACCTGAGTATGCCGTTCCTGCCAACGCCACCTTTCCAGTAGCATTGCCAAGATTTTCCGCTTGAGCTTTTGTACCAAAAAGAGTGATCTCAGTAGTAGCGTTGTTAGAGCCGTCATAAGTACCTGTCTCATCACCTACTCGGGCAAACAGATGCTGAGTATTGATAGCAGAGCCCCCGGCTGTAGTACCTGAAGCAAAACCTGTCATATACACCTGGTCTCCTGTTGACAAGTTATGAGCAGAAGAGAAGGTAATAACATCATTAGTTTGGTCGACAGCAGAAACGGTAGCTATAGAACCCGGGAAGGTACCTGCTACTTTATCTGCACCGTCTGCAGCTTCAACTTCTACTGCGGTCAAACGATTACGAATAAAGTTAAGAGTACTCGTAGTTGCTTCGTCAATAGCCCGGGTAACCGTTGCAGTACCTGAACTCGTAGGATCACTGACTATATTGAAGCTTCTACTTTGAGCTGTGTCAATAGAGATGTCTCCTTTCAGAATAGTGTCTCCGCCTACGTTAGTAGCGTTATAAGCAGGTAGTCCCGACTGAATGTTTGCCTTTCCTGAAACATCTTGAATTTCTTTTGCGAAACCACTCCAGTTAATCATAGCAATACCATCAACATCAAAGTCAATAGAAGCTTCATTAACAACAGCTTCTGGTAACCTATATATCAAAGGATTAGAAGTGGCTGTATCAATTAAGAAATAAATTACAAAAGATTGCAGCGAGGATCTATTAGACTCAGAAATAACGATAGGCATATTTGCTGAGCCAGGAGTAGCTACGGCTCCGCCAGAAACAGCTGGATTTGTCGCTCGTGTCCAAGCATAGGAAGAGTAAGTATCTGCGCCAAACATGCTGGCCCAGAGAACCTCTTCTACCGCATGAACCTCTGCACTGCCGTCAGCAGCTTGTCCGGTTGCGGAACTGTGCTTTGATATAAACGGACGAATGTATGTGCTAAAAGACCACTCTGCTGGTGCAAGAGAGTCAGTAAACATACGAGTACCCCGACGAGAAACACCAGCAGAAGATTCCATTTCTGCAAGAGTAATCTCAGAAGTGTTAGTAGTTTGAGAAAAGCTGTATCCGTCCAGGATAGGAATTTCCCAGACGTTACCTGCGCCTAGATTTGCCGCTGCTTCGGTATTTGTAGTAGTATTCCGAAACTGGACAAACATTCTAGTATCTCGACTAAAATATAATTGTTGTGCCATAGTTATCTCCTATGAGCCTTGAAAAGACTTGGACGTGAACATTTGTTCGTGCCAGTCGTTTCCTTAGTATCGAACCTCTAATTCCATCTCGGCGACTCCAAGAGGTTCTAAAACTCCTTCATCAGTAGTTATGCTAATAACGGATATTTGATGTGTTGATTGAAGAATATTTAGGTTATCTCTGTAGTTTAAACTAGAGTTTTCTTCAACTACTGTTTCTATGTCTTCTAAAAGCCTTCCAAGAGCTACTTGAGCGTCTTCTTCGTGTACATATACTCGTACAGTAATTCCAAGAAACCTGTCTTTGAAACCCCCTGCTTGATACTGACGAGTCTCCACGCCAGGGTTCAAGTGTATAGCAGGAAACTCTTCTACTTCGTCCCAAAATTTAAGTCTTGGAACTACATTATCGTTTACGTCAGATAAAAAAGCTCCCTGGCCGTCAATCATTTTTAACTTATCTGCGAGAGCTTCTATAATGTTTATTCTACGCGAACTATATGCTCTTGCGTCGGCCATTAAACTCTCCTCGTATAAAGTCTTCCAACAGCATACTTCGCTGCTATTTCCCTAATGGACATATCAATTAAGGTCCGAGGGTCTCTATCTAT